AGTTCGATCTGCGCCTTACGTAGCTCAATAGCTTCCATCGCAAGCGAGTTATCATACATCTGAACACAGTTAACGCTTCGACTATTATCGCGACCTAGCTCAATTTTGTAAGCCATGCGCACGCTCCCGGACTGCGTAAAGGGATCAACTTGTGTGCTGAACTCCAAGGATTTACCTGAGGATTTGTCTGAGCTACAGCTGTTACCAAATGCGTTCTGGATTTGAACTCGCTCTTCAGCTTGCGCTATTGATGATAATGCGACTACAAATAGTACTGCGTATTTCAGTTGGTTTTTCATGTAAGCCTACTCCTTTTAGTCGTGAACACACTAAGAGCTTCTTTTGCTCTTTAGCTCGGAATTCGATTATAACGCGTCTTTCTGAATTTGGAAGCAATTTATAAATCTTTTTTATCGTTCTCCAATCGCTCGACTCAGTCCGATCTTTTTCCCAAACAAATATTTCAAACACGGCCGGAAAAGGATAATCGTTTCTGATCGTGTAGGCTTCCTCGTGATACTTGCCAATCGCTTGAACTACCTGGCTCGAAGGCTGCATCGAATGCCCTAGCGTAAAGCTAGAGCAAACCATGGCCATTGCGATTAAAAGGATTTTCATTGTATACACTCAACGTCGTGCTGGATCAGGTATTCAACGCCTTCTTTAACCTTAGTCGCGTCGACTTCAGCGTAACCGCCAAGTTCAAACTTAGTGTTGAATTCGTCGGTCGTGTTAAAGACACCTGATTTCGCTTCAGTTTCAGTGCTCCAGACGATGCCGCCGATGTCGATGACTGAGATAGAGAAGTCGTCTGTAGTCTTACTTGCAACGCCTACGATATTATCAGCGTTATCTACGGTGGCGTTTTTCGCTTGTTTATAATTATACTTGATCTGCGAGGCGACTGTCGTACCCGTTTTACTGTCTACTAGGGTGCCTACAGGTGTAACCGCGATAACTTTCTGGCCTTTAGCTTCGATATCAATTGTACCAACCTTTGTAACGATCCAAGTGCCTTCACCATCGTATTCCATAACAGCAGCGGTAACGTTTGAAAACAAGCAGCGGTCTTCAGTTACGAAAGTTCCCTTTGAAGCGATTTTAGTAGCGCTGTCTGGATTAGGTAAAATTGCGGATTGAGCTCCAAAAGATGCCAGGGCTAATACTGCTGCGAGTGTTTTCATTTTAAAGTTATTCATAATATATATCTCCGAGTTATTTAAGTAGTTTTTGTTTTGATGTGCCTATTCTACGGCGGCTTGAAGGGCTTGTACACAGTTATTTCCACTTAAATTCAAATGATTTACACATTTTTTGTACTTTGCCGAAAAAGAGCAGTTTAAACGCGTGCTCAGGCGGACCTTGTCGGGATTATGCGAATGCGTCTTCGCCATCAAATGAAGTGTCGTCTACGTCAAAAGCCTCAAAGCCAGCTAACGCTCCGCCGCCTGCACCTTCGTACGCCTCAAGCTGGGTAATCTGAACCGCTTCAAGACGTAGGCCAACACCTTTGCGACCTTGGAAGTCGTAGTCAAACGTGCGAACCTTTACGTTAGCGATTGTTCCGTTGCCGATACGGCTTGGATCTTCAAAGGGCATCAAGTCAGAACCTACTACTATTACAGGCTTTGCTGGGCTGCCATCTTTGTTAGTAGCTAGCTTCTTTGCCTGAATGCGGTAGAAAATACCGGTGTCGTCGGTGTCGGGCTTCGGTGCAAGGCCAGCGCTCTTCCACTCTTCGGCTTGCTTCTTGTCACGGGTAATCGCTTGCAGGTTCCATTGCGGCGTTGCCTTGTCGTAGCCCATGTCAACCTGTAATGGATCCAGGCGTGCCCAGCGAATTTCAATATTAGATAAAATCATAGATATAGTCTCCTTATATAGAGTAGGTGTGTTCAAAGCCTGGCGTTGCAGACTTCGAGATTATGCATTGCTTTAGTAACACTGAGACAGCGTCGCTAAGCGGCGTGGGACCAACTGAAATCAGCGCTACGTTTTTGCGTAGGTCTCGTTGGGTGTAGCTAGCGCCTTTGTTTTCATAAAGGAAGGCCAGGATTCGTGCTGCGTTTAGACGCGTTTTGCTCATAAGTTATCTCCATAGTTGTATTTGAGTATTAGCTTGCAGTAGTGAAGGGCCTTAAGGATGTCCTCTTTGCCGTTCTTTTCTTTGTGGCGAGTAACGTACTTGATAATGTTACCCTCGGCAAAATCTAGGTTATTGGCGGTAATATACTCGATAGGCTGGAATTGCTTATTAGCGTAATGGTTGCCGCCTATCTGTATGGAGTCAGGCTCACGGATACCTCGCGCGGCTCTTGCGCCTGCATCCCACATTTCGGGTGTTGCATCGTTTAATCTATTCACCTTTGCACTCCTCTGCTATTTCCATGAAATCACAAAGATCGCGTAGCATAAGCCAAGCCTCACTGCTTTGTGGTGAGCGGCCTAAGCTTTCATAAACGCCACCCATGGCCTCTAGTAATACGTACGGATCTACAATATCAATGTCGTCTAGGTAATCAGATGCTGAGTCAATGTCCTCTAGCAGCTGCATAAAGGCGTCATCGACGTTTAGTAGCCCGCCATCTATAATCATTTGCCCGGTAGCCGTTGCTTTTTCCAATGGGCTTACCGCGGTAATAAAGCTTATAACGTTATTCATACTCATGCCTCCATAGTTGTTGCTGAAAAGCCGTCAAGGCTCACATCTTCGGCGGCGTTAAGCCTTCCGGTATCGTGGTCAAAGGTATAGCAACCACAAGGGCCAGTATAACCTGTAAACCGGTCTTTCAACACTTTAACACGTACTGTGTTGCGTGCTTGCTCGTTTTCGGCGCCTAGGTCTCGACTGAGTGCAATAACTTGCGCTGAGATCTGCTTAAGGCTACCTGAGCCGCGTAGGTCATCCATTTGGATATCACCTCCCGCTTCGAAAGACTTCGCGCCACCCCCAACTTTACGTAGATGCGATATGCAAGTTACGTGAGTGTTGTGGCGCTTAGTCATTTTTAATAATGAGCTCATTAGGGCATCAATCGCACTATTAGTATTGCCATCTGCTGTCTCGCTTACCGCGATCGTAATATGGTCTAGTACTATATATTTGCAGCCTGATACCGCTAAAAACTCCATCTTGTCCATTAAAGAAGAGTCTTCGCAACTCCCTTGATGATCCAGCATAAGAACCCTACCAGTACCCAAAGTGCGATCAAATGCAGCTTTTTCGTGTTCCAAAGAAACCTCCACACCCGGTAGTCCGACCCTCTTAGATAGGTCAAGGCTGATAAACCCCCGAACCGTTTCAGCTGTACTCTCCTCCAGGCTAACAAGTCCAATCTGGTCCTCAGTAGTCTGTAGGATATTGTATATAAACTCTTTAACAAACGTCGTCTTTCCACACCCTGTCCCGGATGTAAGCATAGTAATAGAGCCTTCACGAACCCCATGGATCTTCTCGTTAAGCATTGGCAAGAATGCTGGGAATGTTTGGTACACTGCTGATTTCTCATTTTGGTATGTCTCCCATGTTTCAGATGCGTTAATAATACCTGCGGGCTGCCAAGGTTGCGCATTCCACACAGCGTTCATTATAGCACCAACTCCTCCGGTAAGATACTCGTCGCTTGGATCTTTACCCGCAAAGGTTGCTATACGTACCTTGTCAGCGCCAATGATCTTAGCCGCAACCTGCGTTGCTTCTTGCCCAGGGACGTCGTTATCAAACATTAGCACAACCTCATCAAATGACCTAATCCACTCACGATGCTGGAGTAACGCCTTTGAGGCTGAACCTGCACCATCGGGTAAGGATACGACCGGATAGACGGTTTTGTGCTTGTCTATAAAGGCCTGAGCTACCGCAAGGGTATCAAGCTCACCTTCGGTAATGCAAAGCTTGCGGCCACCTGGGTTAAACTTTGACATACCAAAGAGCTCAGCTTGCCGCTTGTTGCCTACAGCCGAAAACTGCTTATCTGCTACTCTACGGACTTTTGCGCCAACTAGCTCGCCGTCTTTGTAGTAAGGGTAGTAGTGTTCGGTAATGACATCGCCGATCATCTGGCACTTAACTCCGTAGAACTCACAGACCTTTGTTGTAAGGCCACGCTCTCTAAAGCCTTTTGTGTGCTCTGGCATTTTAAATGGTGCTACAGCTTTAAATGCTTCTTCCATATCTTCGTCCTCCTGTTCTGGTTTACCATAGGCTTGGCAACCGAAACAATAGGTTGAGCCACCCTCATAAAGGGCATTGGCATCTGATGACCCGCAGGCTTCGCAAGATGTGTGTCGTATAAATTGGTTTTGGTCTTCCATTGCAAATCCTCCGGTTGTGTTAGTTCCTATAGGAGTACCTTTCATTTCGGTTATAAGCATATAACTTTTAGGTCTAATAATAATACGAGTTTTACCGAAAAACGTGATACAATAAAACCACACTAACCAAAAGCGAGAATACTAATATGGAAACTGAATTTACTAAGACCGATCGTACTGCCAAACGCTTTAAAAAAGGCAAAGATGTAAAACGCGCAGCTCGCGCACAAAAGCAGGCGCAGCGCAAACTATACAACCGTTAATATAAGGATAATTTATGACTCTTCAAGATTTGGCTATTGCCATTGAGCTCAAAATGCAAGGCCGCATGTCTTATGACGCCAAGTACCTTAAAGACGCTGATTCCGAGCATCTTGCGGTTTTGATAGCGGAAGCTGTGCAGATCAGCATTACCTCTGATCGTCCGATGGTTGGTACTTGTGCTGCTGTAGGTAAAACCGTACGCCAAGAGCTTGGTTTGCCTAAAGACGGTATTTTAAACTACAAAGGCGGCAAGTTTTTACTAGCCACTATGTTTGATCTTGGTATCGTTGATTTGTATGATAAGCGCGCTAAAAAAGCTAAGTACACATCAAAGTTCATTAAGATCACCGATTGGACTAAGTTTGACAGCATCGTCGCGTGTATCACTAAAGAGAAAAGCGCGTATGTTATGCCGTCTAGTACTCCTTACGAGCCTTGGACTTCTACCACGCACCCTAAGCTTGACAAGATGATCCGCAAAGGCTCTTCTGAAACCTTGGGCAAGCT